TTAAGGTAGCTAGTAATAATACTTTTTTCATTTCGAAACTCCACCAAGCTGGTTGATTGTATTTTTTAAAATATCTGATGATACTTTATCATTTTTATTAACATCGGGCGATGATAAATAATTATCGATGTTAGACAATTTTTGATTTAAACTGTCATTTTGTTTTGCTAGACTATCTTCTACATTACGCTGCTTATCTTGTATTTCTGACATTTTCTTTGCAAAAATCTCTCGGTCTTCAGCAGCCCGTTCTAATTGCATCTGGTTATATTGTAGGAATGCTTTTTGTTCTAAATCTTTTTTCCAGTAAAAATACGCACCAGATAAAACAGATAATAGAAAAATATAAAATTGTATTCTAGCAATCATGATAAATCTCCAGTTTTTTGTATTTATAAAAAGGTGACTTATGAAGGTAAATTTAGGACCATATCCCTCACACTGGTCGACACGTTATGTGGAAGAAGCATACTTAGAAAAAATGCACAAGGTCGAAGATAGCTATTCAGTTGAAAAAGAAAATTATACAAAGCTGGATAAAGTTGTTATTTGGTTACTTGATAAATGGCAAGATGTTTTAAATGCAACTGTCAACGAATATTTTCATTGGCGCGGACGAAAAGAAAAAGTTCATATTGATGGATATGATGTTTGGTCGGCAGATCATACTCTTGCTCTTATTATTCATCCTACCCTCGTTAAATTAAGATCATCACTTCACAGTGCACCATTTACTGATGATGAAGATGTTCCTGAAGAACTAAGATCAACATCAGCCGTTCCAAAAGAAAATGAATATGATACTGATGACAATCATCATAAGCGTTGGGAGTGGATTCTTGATGAAATGATTTGGTCGTTTGCTCAGCTGATTGATGGAAATGCAGAAAATAAATTCCATACTGGTGAGCATGACATTCAATGGAAAGAAGTCAAAAATAAAGATGGTAAAGTTTTAGGAAGTGAGATGCTTCGTGGACCAAACGACACTTATGTTTTTGATAGAGAAGGATGGGATGCGTGGAATGCCCGTATCGCTAATGGGTTAAAACTATTCGGAAAATACTACAGAGGACTGTGGGATTAATTATATTATGGAACTAATAATAAAAACAATAAGGAGTTCCTATGAAATCAGTTTACGGAATACCAGTATTAGATCTTAAGATGTTACCAGAACAAATGGTTATAGATGCAGCTGATATGTATCGCGAAGAAGATCCAGAAAATAGTTTCGTCAGGCTTTTAAGAGCTGGTGAAGAATTTAAAGATGCTGGACTTACACCAATTTATCTGAGCGATAAGCCAATGAAACGTATGATGGTAACTACTAAAGAAAAAATGCAGAAAAAATATCACTAATTTACAGAATTATATTGCTGCGCAGTATAAATAAACCGTAGAATGCTTAATAGGTTCTACGTAAATTCAACCTTGCCTAACAGGAGGTCTATATGACAAAGTATTATTTCGACCACACATTTTCAGATTTAGAAAAGTTTAACAAGTTTTTTGTCGGCGCAGATAAATTCGCTGATAGCATGGCAAAAACGGTACAGTATCTGTCTAATACAGCTACTACTGGAGCTTACCCTCCATTTAATTTAAAAAAAACAGACGACAATGTTTATGTTATCGAAATGGCAGTTGCTGGTTTCGGTAAGAATGACCTTGAGATGACTCTTGAAGAAAATCAACTTGTCATTAAAGGTTCTTCAACAGTTGATGACACAGCTGGTGAATTACTTCACAAGGGCATTTCTGATCGTCCTTTTACCCGTTCTTTCACTCTGGCTGACAATGTTGTCATTAATAATGCAGCATTGATTAATGGAATGTTGAAAATTTGGCTTGAACATATTATCCCAGAAGATAAGAAGCCTAAGAAAATTGACATTACTGAAGTAACAGAAAAAAACAGAGATTTAAAAAAGAAAGACTAAAATGACACAAGTATTAGGAAACATAACTTCCTGGCTGAAACGTCAGGAAAAGCTGAGACGCACTGTTCGTGAATTGGCAGCTTTATCAGATCGTGAATTGTCGGACATTGGCCTCAGCCGTTGTGATATCTATAATGTCGCAAAGGAGGTAACTCTATGACAAAACTTCTAGCTAAATTTTTCAAAACTAAAAAAAATGAAAATCATGGCAGACAGTTGACTGATGAAGAAAGATATATTATTTCTCGCGACCCACAGTCTGTTTTAGATGTAGAAAACTTCGCGAAAGAGTTTGAGAGAAAACAATCAAACCAACGTTCTTGGAGTATTCTATAATGTGGCCATATACAGTCGACGAACTAGTAATTATAAACGGTAAATGAAATAATAAATAGAGGGATTAATTTCCCTCTATTTTATTTGGAGAATGTTATGTTTACAAAAGAAAATCTCCAGAAGTTTTTCGAAGATACTGATGAAAATATCATTGACTCTTTCGTTGATCCTCTGAACAAAACATGTGATAAGTTTGATATCAATTCAACTAATCGTATTGCTATGTTTATTGCTCAAGTCGGCCACGAGTCAGGCGGTTTGACGCACACAAAAGAAAATCTTAATTACAAAGCAGCACAGCTATTAAAGATTTTCCCAAAATATTTTGAAAATGCTAATCCAGCTGATTACGAACACAAACCTGAAAAAATTGCAAATCGTATCTATGCTGGACGCATGGGTAATGGTTCAGAAGATACAGGTGATGGTTGGAAGTTTCGTGGTCGTGGCCTTATCCAATTGACAGGTAAAGAAAACTATACTAGATTTGCAAACGAATTAGGTATGGATCTTGATGCGGCTGTCGATTATCTTGAAACACCAGAAGGCGCAGCAATGTCTGCTGGCTGGTATTGGAATGATAGACATATTAATGATGCAGCTGACAATGGTGATGTTGAGAAAGTTACTCGCAGAATCAATGGTGGAACTATTGGCCTCGAAGAAAGAACAGCTCTTTACAACGAAGCTCTTTCGACTTTCGCATAATTTTTTACTTTACATTCTAATCAACACGAGGTATTATAATAATATGCCTCGTGTTTTTTCATGGAGATTTTATGACTAAATTTTATACAAGCGTGTTCTCACGTGGTGATCGTATCTATCTTCGTGGTTATGACATGGGGCTTCCTGTTAAAGAAGTTATCAATTACAAACCATATCTTTTTATTCCAAGTAAAGATGGCAAATATAAAACACTTGATGGTCAATCAGTTGCCAAGATGGATTTTGATAGCATCAGCGATGCACGTGATTTTTCGAAGCGTTATGAAGACGTTGATAACATGCCAATTTATGGCTTGACGAATTTTATGTATATGTTCATCTATGATAATTACAAGGGCGAAATTGATTATGATCCTAAGTTAATCAATGTAGTATCAATTGATATTGAGTGTAAATCAGATAATGGTTTCCCGAATATCGCAGAAGCCGATCAGGAATTGACTGCTATCACTATCCGCTGTAAGGGCGCGACAGCAGTATTTGGTATGGGAGATTTTAAAACTAATGATTCGAACATCAGTTACATCAAATGCAAAGACGAGTATCAACTTATTGAAAGATTCTTACAGGTATGGCAATCACCTAGCTGGTCGCCAGATATCGTTACGGGGTGGAACATCGAGTTCTTCGACATCCCATATCTTATCAACCGTATCAAAAGACTCTTTAATGAGAAGGAAGCTAAGAAACTCTCTCCTTGGGGTATGATCAATGAACGCGAGATCGAGTTCCGTGGTAAGAAAAATCAAACCTATGACATCGTCGGTTTGTCAACTTTGGATTACTACCAACTCTATCGTAAGTTTTCTTTCGGCAATCAAGAATCATACAAATTAGATTACATCGCTCAAATTGAACTTGGCGAAAAGAAGGTTGATTACCGCGATCAAGGATATAAAGATTTGACTGATCTTTATAATCGCAATCATCAGTTGTTCATTGAGTATAATATCAAGGATACTGTTCTTGTTGATAAACTTGAAGACAAGCTGAAGTTTATTGAACAGGTTATGGCTATCGCTTATGATGCCAAAGTCAACTATGATGATACAATGACTACCGTTCGTTCTTGGGATGTTATCATTCACAACTACCTTCTTGATCAAGGCATTGTCATTCCACAATTTAAGAAACAACCAGATGATGATGTATTAGTTGGTGGTCATGTTAAGGAACCGAAGATCGGCTTGAGTAAGTGGATTGTATCGTTCGATTTGAACAGCCTGTATCCTCATCTTATCATGCAATACAATATCAGCCCTGAAACTTTTGCAGGTAAAATTGATTTTCCTTCTATCGATTATATGTTAAAAGGAACTTGGGAATATCGTGATGCTTCTTTTTCATATGCTGCAAATGGTTGCACTTATCGTAAAGACAAACAAGGTTTCCTCCCAGCACTAATGGAGAAGATGTATAATGACCGCTCGATGTATAAGAAAAAGATGCTCGAAGCCAAAAAGAGCTACGAAAAGACCAAGTCTAGTGAAGATG